CCTAAGGACTATTGGAAGCACTGCCGTAAACTTTGTAAATGCGGATGGGATATTGGCCAAAGGTAAGGCTCTAGCAGGTGGTGTAAAAGCTATCTGGACTGAAACTAAAGATACTGTGGTTGATATTGCTGGTACCACCAAAGCTGCAATTAATTCAGCATCTAATATTTTTAGTGGAACACCCTCATTTGATCGCTTATCCCAAGCCAAAATTGATATCCAAAATGCTCAACTTGGTAGTAGAGGTGGAAGTAAAGGGGTTACTTCTGGTATCGGCCAAAATAAAGCACTCAATCCAGAGGGTGCAAAATCAGACAAGGCAAAGCAGGGTAAATCCGATGCTGTAAAACAAGCAGAACAGGCCGCTAAAGCACTTGCTGATATTCGGTATAAATATGCATCCGAAGAAAAGAAAGTCGCTTTAGATCTTCAGAAGGCATTAGATGAGATTGAAAAATCTAAGATGACTGCCGATGAAAAAGCCGCAGCTAAAGTCAAAGCCGAAAAGGATGCTTCAGACAAGATTATAGCTATCCGTTTAAAAGAGTTTGAGGAATACAAAAAAGCTCGTGAAGAACAGATCGACAATTTTCAACAACAAGCACAGCGTTTATATGAAATTGAAGCGGCAAGAATTCAAGCCGAGTTTGATGCCAAGAAAATTTCAAATGTACGTAAAGTTCAGTTGGAAAAGCAATTAGAAGATCAGTTACGCGAAATTAAGCGGCAAGGTCTTTTAGAGCGGTTGGCTCTGGAGAACGAGCAAACCGGAATTACTGGCAAACAGGGTAATCAAAACCAAATCACAAACAATATTTCTGATTTAGAGAGAGATCAGAAAGTTGCTGACACTAAGTCTATGGGCTTAATCAGTGATGCGGAAATGAAAGACTTTGAAGCTAAGTTCGGTGGGTTTACTTCTCGGCTTGCAAATCTTTGGGATCAGGGCATTCAGTCACTTATGAATGGCACCTTAACTTGGAGTAACGCAACTAAAGCAGTACTTGCCGACATGGGTGCATTTGCCTTGCAATCTGCTACTAAAGAGCTTCAAGGCTGGCTAAGAATCCAAGCGATTAAATTAGCTAGAAAGCTTGGTTTCGTTGGCGCTGAAACGGCGGCGGAAGCTTCTGGCCAAGCTGCTCAAACAGGGGCAACAATTGCAGGTGAAGCAACTCGTACCAGTGTTACTGCTGCGGGTGGTTTGGCTCGATTGGGGTTAAAGGCTGCTGAAGCTATCAAGGGCATCATGATGTCTGCATGGGAAGCCATGGCTGGAGCATTTAAAGCAATGGTTGCCATTCCCTACATTGGTCCAATTCTCGCCGTCGGTGCAGGTGCTGCTGCATTTGGTTTGGTGGCTGGTCTAGCTGGCAAGATCAAATCTGCTCGAGGCGGTTACGACATTCCATCAGGTGTGAATCCAGTTACCCAACTGCATGAAGACGAAATGGTTTTACCTTCTCAACATGCAAATACTATTCGTGAAATGGGTAAGGCAATGCGTAGTGGTGCAAGTTTTGGAGCGGCGGCTGCGGCAGAAGGTGGTCAAAGTGGAACTGTAATTAACCTTGGTTTCCTTGATACCAAAGGTGCAGATCGTTGGTTAAAGAAAAACAGTAAAGCAGTTGCGGACAGCTTAAAGGGTTATCGCCGTAATTTTGGTAAATAAGGGGGTATAAGTGTCAAACGTATTATTTCCAGAGTTACCCGGTCTTGAATGGGATACCTCAATAACCCCCATGTTCAACACCAAGATCATGACTTCAATTAATGGCCGAGAACTCCGTGCGAGTTTTCAGGCTGCTCCAAAATATGAAATCTCGTTGTCTTACGCTTTTTTGCGTGAAAATAAGGGGAGAAAAGAATTGCAGCAACTACAAGGGTTTTATCTAGAACGTCGAGGGGCGTTTGATTCATTTCTTTATAAGATGCCTGAGGATAATGAGTTTAGCTGTACCTTTGTTGGAGATGGAGCTACAACCTCATTTCAGCTTTACAAGGATATGTATACAAGTCAATTGCCACTCGGAAATACAGAAGAGCAAATTGTCGGTGAAGTGAATCCTAATATGTGGAACCAAACACCGGTTAAAACCATGTGGAATTCCAACCAAGAAAAGTTGATGTGGAATACTGCATTTGCTCAAGTGACGAGTGAAGGCAAATACATTCTTTCACAGCCAATTGAGGAGGGAGTAGAAGTAACTGTAAAGGGGACTTTCTATTATCGATGCCGCTTTAAAGATGACACACAACAATATGTCAACTTTATGCATAAGTTGTGGAAGGCGAATAAGGTTGAATTAATCGGATCCCTAGGAGCTAAGATATGAGACAAGCATCACCTCAATTAATAGCTTTATTAGATGCCGATCAGTTCATTATGGCCGATCTGTATACCATCACGACTATTCAAGGTATTGAGTACTGTTATACCAGCTATGACGTAAATTTGACGGTACAAGGCAAGGAGTTTCGTGCTGACGGACCAATCATTAGCCGCGAAGGTACCAGCCTTTCATTAGGCATTGAAGTAGATAACTTATCTATCAAAATTGAAACTAATGAAAGCACTAAATTCGGTGAAGTGCCTGTAGCGCAGGCATTTCACAACGGCATTTTAGATGGGGCTCGTTTTAAGCTTGAACGTATTTTTATGGATATAAATACCCCTACAGATACCAGTGCCGGAACGTTAGTTTTATTTGAGGGTCGTATTGTTGAGCCTGAACTCGATCGTTATGAAATTAACGCAAGTGTGGTTTCTGAAGTGGATGACTTAAAACTTCAAATGCCTAGAAACTTATATACACCAGGTTGCTTAAATACTTTGTTTGATAGTGCTTGTGGTTTAAGTAGTTCCAATTTCTCAGTAAACACAACCATTGGCCAAAATAGTACGCCTAACCGGATCCTATGTAATTTAAGTCAGCCTCAAGGTTGGTTTACTCAAGGCGTGGTGGAATTTTTAGAAGGCGTAAATATTGGAATTAAACGAACTGTGCGCTTGCATGAAGCAGGTGCTTTGCTTCTGACTTTACCACTGTTAGAAATGCCTGAAATTGGTGAAGCAATCCGTGTATACCCCGGTTGTGATAAGCGTCTTGATACATGTACCAATCGATTTAACAACCGTCCCCGGTTTCGCGGTGCGCCATTTGTACCAGTACCTGAAACTTCTGTTTAAACACATTTTAATTTACCAAAGCCCTTGCATTTAGCGGGGCTTTTTTTATGAGGCTATAAATATGGCTTTACCAAATAGTGATCAACTTATTGGGCCAACAGTTACCGAAGCTCAATTTAAAGCAGCATTAAAACAGTTTCTTGAAAATACGGCGGGTATTGATAAAGTCGATAAGATAATGACGGCTCTTGATAACTCTGCCTTTAGTATTTCCGGATTTATTAACTCATCTGGCCAACTAGCTGCTTCAACTGTAATTAAATCTACTGATTACATCTCTGTAATAGAAAACACACCATACCGTGTTTTATCTCAAGTGACTGGAACGGCAAACTATGCTTGGTACACAAAAGATAAAGTTTTTATTTCAGCATTTGGTACTGATCAAACAACACTAGTAGAAAAGACTTATACATCTCCACCTAACGCAGCATTTGTTCGCTTGTGTGCATATGGTACGGCAGCTCAAGCAGTCGCATATATTCGTGGTGATGTATATAAAATTGACCAGATTAAAAAAATTATGGAGCAGCACACTCCAAATTTGTCATCAAAATCGATTTCTTATGGTTCGACAAATGCCAGTGATACATTTGACGCATTAATTGCCAAGCAAAGTACAATAATTGCTAATCAGAATTTGGGCTTAAATCAACTCGACATCATTACGGATGATGCCAGCCCTTATTTTGTGAATACTTCACAGTATGTAAGATCAGTTGGCACACCAGCTAATTTTAATGCGGTAAATATTTTGTCGCGGGTATCTGATACACAAATGACCGTTTCAGATGCTTCGGCATTCGCTCAAAATGTCTCTTTTGTTGTTTATGACAATGTTGCAAATAAATATACAAGTCACAGTACCTTAGCAATAAATGGTACGACTATTACTGTCTTTCCAGCTTTGCCTGCAAATCCTTCACAAGCTCAGACTATGCACGATAGTTATGAAGGACAACATTTAAGCTTATTTGGATATCGTGGCTTATCAGACTTTATTGTTGATTCTATTCAAAAGTATAGCTATAAAAAATCTGATAATTTGATATTTAATTTCAATCCATCAAAGTATGTGAAACAGACGAATTCACAAGGTCAAATCACATCGGATGGTTCTAAAGTTGAAATACAAGTCTTTTACATTGGCACCGCAAAAACGGGTGGTTTAATTTCTGGCACTAATCTCGCAAAAATTTGCGATTTAAGCGATGAATTGAATATTGGTGATGGGGCAAATACTCAATATTTATCTAAGTCTTATATTCTTAAAGATTCAATTGCTGGAAATGGATATGAGATAAATTTTGATGCAAAAGCTAGTGATGGTTTTGTCAAAATTCCACTGGCTGTCCGAAATGAGATTTTCACATCTTCAGCTGATAATCAAACTTATCGTACCTCTGGACGTGCAAGAGTACAGGTTCTAAATGGTACAACTGTAATTCATGACGCTGTATATGCAGCAGGGCAAGTTCATCATATTGATGTTGATTTTATTGCAGCGGATACAATCAAAATTAGAGTAACTTGCGAGACTTCCGTACCTACATCGATTTTATTAAGTGGTATTTTTGCTTACCGTAAATCACCAAAAACTTCTAAAGACCGTATCTTTCAAGCTGGGGATGTCGTTGCATTTCTCGGTGATTCATGGACTCAATATCCTAAAGCTCCTAATAATTTAGGTGCTATACGTCCTGATGGCTCACAATCTGATGGTATTCAAGAATTATCTGTGCGAATGAAAAATCGGTTAGATGTTTTAGGCATACCTTCGACCATGTTGAATATGGGGTTTGGCGGTCAGACTTCGCGCTGGGGCAAGTACTGGATGTACAAGATAGCTCAACTAAATCCGAAGCCGAATTTTTGTGTGATTAATTTTGGTATCAATGATTTAAATAGTGTTGCTAATCCATCTAATAATTTTTATGACTTTGATCCTGTGAATATGTTTTTAAATAAATTAGAAACTTCTGGCGGCATCAACGGGAAGATAACAAGTCACGCTGAATGGGAACAGAATTTAATTTCTATTTGTAATTACATGATATCAAAAGGTATTAAGCCAATTGTATTAATGCCTACACAAACGGCTTCAGTCTCTCAATCTCAAGGTGCGCGTTTATATCAACTCAACCGTATTGCTGCTGGATTTAACACATGAAAAATTTAGAAGCAGTTCAAGAGGCTTTGACTTGGCTGGGTACTCCTTATCACCATCAAGGCCGCGTTAAAGGTGTTGGTGTGGACTGCGGAACATTGATTTGTGAGGTCTACGAGAAAGTAGGCCTTATGGACCATTTAGATCCACGGCCATACCCGCCAGACTGGCACTTGCACCAGATGGGGCAACGTTATCTAGAGCTCATTTTAGGTGTATGTGATCCAGTAGAAGGGCCACCGCAACCGGGTGATATTGTTCTATATCATTTCGGCAAATGCATTAGTCATGGTGCTATTGTCATTGATTGGCCGCAGGTCATTCATAGTTATATCCATCAAGGCGTGATTATCCAAGATGGAACCAAAGGAAGTTTAGCCCGCCGTATAGCGGGCTTTTTTCGTATGAAGAGGCTGAAAAAATAATGGGTGGATTATTTGGCGGTACCACGATTAGTACTACTGATACCCGTATTAACTCTATGCGGATTCAACAATCAGCTTACGGGCTTTGTCAGCCTTTGGTTTATGGCAAAACCCGCGTAGCTGCAAACATGTTTTGGTACGGAGATTTTCTAGCAACGCCTCATACTACGGTTGAGAAGTCTGGTGGTAAGGGTGGGAGCACTAAAACCAGTAATACTACATTTAGTTATAGTGCCTCCCTCATGCTTGGGTTGTGTGAGAACCAGATTAAAAGGATTGGCTTGATTTGGGTTGATAAAGATCAGTACATACCTAAACAAGAAGGATCTATTACATTAGATCCAATCGATCAGCTAAAGTTTGAATTATATGATGGGAATGGTAACCCGCCGTGGGGCTGGCTAGTATCGAAACATCCTGATCAGGCAATCAACTATCCTTATCTTGGATATGTGGCATGTGCTAATTATGAGATGGGAAATAGTGCCAGTCTTGCAAATCATAACTTTGAAGTGATTAGCACAATTACGTTGTCAGATACCATTGATGATGCTAATCCGGCTGATGTGATTGAAGACTTTATTACGCATCCTAGGCACGGCGCATCACCTAATTTAAACATGGCAGATTTAGAAGAGTTTCGCACTTATTGCCGTGCAGCCAACCTTTTAATTAGTCCGGCATTCACAGAACAACGCCCAGCATATGAAACGATCAATGAGATTGTAGAAGCGGTAAATTGTGCCGTGGTACCAAGCCCAGACGGATTAAAAATTAGATCCTTTGGTGATTCTGCAATTACAGGAAACGGCGTTACTTTTACGCCGGATCTCACACCGGTTTATCACTTAACTGATGATGATTTTATTAGTGATGATGAACCAGTACGGGTGCGCCGAAGTCGTGATACTGATGCTTATAATCATGTGCAGATTGAATACATCAACCGATACAATCAGTACAACACCGAAACAACCGAGGCGAAGGATCAAGCAAATATTGAAATGTTCGGTTTGCGTACTGAAGATCCAGTCGAAAGCCATTACTTTTGTGAGCCTAAAATAGCCCGTCATGCTGCACAGCTTCGCTTACAACGATTGCTTTATGTACGTAACGAATATGAGTTTACTTTGGGCTGGAAGTACTGCCGGTTAGAGCCAATGGATATTGTCACAATTACAGATGAGGCATTGGGCTTAAATCAGTTTCCTGTACGTATCACACGTATTGAGGAAGATGAATTTGGTGAATTAACTATCACGGCTGAGGAGTTGGCCATAGGTTCAAGATCTGCCATTGAATACGACTCACAAGCATCTAATGGCTATCAAGGCGGTAATGAGGAAGCTGGTAATGTGAATGCTCCAGCTATCTTTGAACCTCCGCTAGATCTTACTGATGGAAAGAATCAAGTATGGGTGGCTGTTTCAGGTGGGATTAATTGGGGTGGCTGCAACGTTTGGGCCAGTCTTGATAATACGACCTATGAAATGATTGGTACTATTTACGGATCCGCACGATACGGTCAACTTGTAACGGCCATCGATGCAGATGATACCGCCTTGCAAGTTGAGCTAAATACAGCAAGTCGTATCTTCAGCGGAACATTACAAGATGCTCAAGCCGATCAAACTCTTTGTAAAGTCGGTGACGAGTATTTTAATTATCAAGTGGCCACATTAAACGGAACAGGCCTTTATACGTTAAGTGATGTTCTGCGGGGGCGTTTTGATGATGCTCAGATTCATAACGCTGGTGAGCCTTTTGTACGTCTTGATCGGGCTATCTTTGAATATCCATATAATGAAAATCTGGTGAGTAAACAGATCTTTTTAAAGTTCACAAGCTTTAATGGATTGGAACGAAAAGAACAAACATTAGATGAGGTAACAGCATACAGCTATACATTATCAGGTGGACGTCCAGCTGGTGTTAAAGGTCTTTCACTTCAATCACCGTTTGTGGGTACCACGTTCAAAGTTCAGTGGCAAAGCTCAACTGGTGCCGATGGCTATCGTGTGCAAGTCTGGTCGAATGGTGCAATGATTCGGCAAGTTGATACAACTAATACTGATTATAGCTATTCGATAGAAGAGGCAAAGCAGGATGGTATAGGCCGAGCTTATACAATACGTGTAGCTAGTAAGAACGGCGACCAGTTCAGCACCTATGCTGAATTAAGTATTAGTAATCCTGTGCCGCCTGTACTTCTGAATGTTTATACAGCTGCTACGAAAGATTCTATTACCGTGAATTGGGTACCGAGCGAAGTACCAGACCTTAAAGATTATGCGGTATGGCTCAGCAGCACTTCTAATTTTGATCCAACTCAAACGCTGCCTACATGGACCGGCACAGATTTAACAACCACTTTTGGAGGGTTACAGCCAACAACCCTATATTACATCCGTGTTGCTGTACGTGATGTATGGGAAAACACAGTCTGGAACTATACAAATCAGATTACTCAAAGTACTTCTGAAGCTTAATTTTTTAATTAATTCATAGCACCCAAACGGGTGCTTTTTTTTGCCTAAATTCTGGAGAAATGAAATGGCAGATCATGCAGCAAGTAGTGTTGCAGAGGTGGCAGCAGGGGCGGCAACAAAGGCAACGTATGCAACTTATACGGGAGCAGGAGCAAGTATTTTGGGGTTTATTACATCAATTGATTGGGTCGCTTTAACGGGTCTTTTAGTTGCGGTAGTCGGTTTTCTTTTAAATGCTTATTTTCAATTTAAGCGAAATAAGCGTGAAGAGCTTGAGTCGATGTTGCGTATTCAGAGAGAGCAAGATTTGCACGAGCTAGAAATGAAAAAATTAAATGGTGAATGTAATGTCAAACAAGACTAAATATGTTGTTGGATCTTTAGTGGTTTCGGCCACTTTTTTTATGTCTTTAATTGGGTATGAAGGTTACAGCTCAAAGCCTTATTTAGACAGCGGAAAAGTTGCCACAATTGGCATAGGTTCAACAAAATATGAAAACGGTTCTACAGTCAAAATGACTGATAAACCAATTACAAAAGAGCGCGCAATCCAAATATCGAAGGTGCACATTTCAAAAGATGAGATTGCTTTTCGCAAATCGTTGCAAGGTGTGAAACTAACTCAAACTGAATATGATGTTTATTTAGACTTTGTTTACAATTTCGGACAAAGCAATTGGAGTCAATCTTCAATGCGCCGTCTACTACTTCAAAGCAAGCCACGCCAAGCGTGTGACGCGCTTTTGAAGTGGAAGTATGTTGCAAAGCGCGATTGTTCAATTCGCTCTAATGGCTGTTATGGAGTGTGGACTAGACAACTAGACAGGCACCAAAAATGTATAAGTGTAAACTAGCTGCTTTAATGCTTTACATTCTATTGTCAGGGTGCTCAGCTCATACGATCAATAGCAATGTTAGAGTTGGAATCTGCGTAAAAGCCCTCTAAGGAGGGCTATACTATTTAGTTAAATCTTTCAGCTTCGTGACTATTTTTGTTATTTCTTCTAACTTTTTGTCAATACTTGAAAAATCAACATCGTTGTTGTCTGGAGAATTCTGATTATGAGCCCCTATAAAATAAATTGGAGCAAGTTTTATAAGTAAATCTTTTCTTTGTTCTACTGATAACTCATTCATATATTTTGGTAGTGCATTAAGTTCTAGATACCGTATATTATAAAAATCATAAAGTTTCTTAGTTTGATGGTAGTCTTTAATTAGGTAGGTTAATAAGGCACTTAGTGTGAAAACTATTGAAAGAAAAGTTATAAATGTAAAGATATTGTCGAAACTATCATTAAAGAATATTAATAAAATAGACTTTAATACGAAAATTAAAACTATACCCAAAAAAATCTGAATAATTATTTTATTTAGTCTTTCAATTTTAAATTTTAATTTTTCTGCTTCTTCAGAATAATTGTAAAGAACAATTGAATTGGTGTTTTTTGTTATATTTAGTTTTACATCTTGGACAATTTCTTTAGCTTCCTCTAGTTGTTTAGCTACGTCATCATTTAATATTTTTTGTCTTTTTTCTTCCTCTAGTTGTCTAGCCATATCATCATTAAGTCTTTTTTGTTCAAAAATAATAAACTTATCATAAAGATCTCTTATTTTTTTTGAAGCCTCTAATTTATTATTATTAATAAGATAATTATAAATATCCAAATAGTTATTGAAAATTTCGTTTACTTTATTTGGTCTATTATAATTTAAATAATTTCGAAGAAGTTCAAAAAAATCATCTGGAAGATTAATTTTTGATTTATCAATTTCTTGATTTGTTAAAAACATTAATTCATCAAACTCTGATTCAGATCTTTCTCGATCGAATATCTCAACAAATTCTGATTTTTCAAGTCTTCCAAGTTTTTTAATTTCGTCTGATAATTTGTTTACTATATTAAGATCAAATAATGTACTTTGATTGAAATTTTGATGGACTTTTAGAACAAGTTTACTGATTGATTTTATTGTGTCGGTAGAATTAATAATAGTGTCAGTTGAATAGAAAATTTGTTTAACTCTCATTTTGTCCATTATTGGAATTAACTCGCCATTAATCAAATGTGACCAAGTATCCTTTAGACTAGTATCCCAATTTTGAGTCTCATATGATTCTAAATCTTTATATAAATTATCTAAAACTTTGCCAAACTCTATAACACTTTCAAGATGCATACTCATAAATCTACTCAACTTTAATTTTTTCTGGTTTGATTTGTACTACTTTTTAGGATGCAAAGCACATGTAATCAAAACCAGTGTTATATTTTAGATTCTAATTTATTTGAAATATCAACGATTATTTCATCAATTTCAGAAATTATCTCTCTTCTTGTATCTAAGAATTTAGCCAAAGCGCTAGGATCATTTTTTTCATGTCTTGAAAGGATGTGGTTTTTAATAAGATCACTTGAAAGATCAAATAAGGAAAATATTTTATTATTATCATATTTTAACCTAATCAGTGATTCATTTACTTTGCTTAAGGAGTTTCCAATAATTTCGAGGTTATCACCATCCGGACCTTTACCGGGAGGAATTAAATTATCAATTACTATTTTAAATTCTTTAAGAATAATTAAAGTGCTTTCATGATTATCCTTATTGGTTTTGAATTGTTCTTGGATTTTCCATATGTCCAAAGATATGATAAGGCCTATTACACCAATTACCCCAATAGTTATAGACAAAAAATCACTTATAGGTAATACCTCTAGACAATAGTGTGTTCTACAATAAATTCCTGTCGATTTTTGAACTAATACATAAAAATAATAATATAATATTAAAGATGTCACCAATGAAAAGATGGAAACAATTACTAAATTCTTTTTTGTAGGTAGCATTGTATTTCTTTAGAGTTTTAAAAGTCTTATATTTTAATTATTAGTTTAAAAAAAACAATATGTTGATGGTCTTAATTAACGCTCAATAACTCATCCCATCTAAACGGATTCCTACTAAGTTTATCTCTAGACATCGACCAGTTCCGATTGGGTACAAAACAAGGTCCGACCCCTAATTTCTTCTTTCCAAACTTGCTATGGATACTATCCATAGCCTGCATCAAACATTCCTTTTTCTCTATATGCTCGAAGTCAGTCAATAGGTCATAAGTGTGGCCAGACTTTGGCTCTATTCCTGTTAGTATTACGCCACATTTCTTGTATTTAATGCCTTCTTTATAAATTTCACTAACCAATCGTGTCGCTGCTTTAACAAAATCAATTGCGCAATCAGTTGGTTCTGAAAATGAGCCCGTAATAGATTTATTGTAGAACGGTACATTCTGATCAAAAGGATTAGATTGAACAAAAGCAATCATACAACCACAAAGCAGTTCTTCATCTCTTAAGCGCTTACACGCATCTTGAGCATACATTGAGATAGCTTCTTTTAGATCTGTCAGTTCAGTTACGCGACCACCGAAAGACCTAGAGGCAACTATCTGCTTTTTTGAGGGGGGAGTGTGCTCGATCTCAATGCATGAGATTCCCTGAAGCTCGTAGATTGTTCTGGCCATCACAATTGAAAACTTTTTCTGCATCTCTCTCGGCTCAGCACAGGCTAAATCAAGCACCGTATTAATTCCTAAGCTTTGCAACTTTTTTGAATGCTTACGGCCAACACCCCAAACCTCTGAAACACCGATGAGTGAAAAGTAATACTCTTTGTTGCATGGATCCATGTTCACGAGATCGCACACACTGTTAAAGCCGGGGTTTTTCTTTGCCATGTGATTTGCAATTTTAGATTCTGTTTTACTTCTGCCAATACCGACGCAAACTGGTAAGCCAAGCCACTTCCAGATTTGTTGACGCATCTCTTGGCCAACCTTCTCTAAATCAAAGTTCTTCTCATAAGCTGTGAAATCAACAAAGCACTCATCAATCGAGTATGGCTCTACTTCTTCATCAGTTACGTACGAGCTTAGAATCTTGTGAAAACGTCTCGACATTTCTGCGTACATTGCATAATTGCTTGAAAGTACGATTACATTATGCTGCTGAACAATGTTTTTAATTTGAAAAAGTGGCACGCCCATTTTTATATTTAAGGATTTCGACTCATTGCTACGCGCCACGGCGCACCCATCGTTATTGCTGAGAACAATCACAGGCTTATTGTTCAAACTTGGGTCAAAGACTCTCTCACATGAGACATACATATTATTGACATCTATGAGAAAAAAGACTTTATTCTCATGTTTCATGATTTTCTAATCATTTTAATAATGCAGGTAACAACGCCCCAAATTATTAATTCTTGGCCATCCTGCAAGTAAATATTTTTATAATCTGGATTTTCAGCTTTAAGCCATTTCCTAGACTCTTCAATCATAAGACGCTTAACGGTGAAATCGTTATCGATTAGCGCTACAACAATATCGCCATGTTTCGCGTCAAGGCTTCGATCGACAATCAATTCGTCATCAATATCGATACCAGCGTTGAGCATTGATAGCGAGGCAACTTTGACAATAAAGGTTGCAGTTTCATTCTTAATTAAGTGCTCATTCATGTCGAGCGCTTTATCTACATAATCTTGTGCTGGACTTGGGAAACCTGCTGAAATCTTCTCAAGTGCATAAGGGATAAGCATATGAGAGGAGGGTACAACTAGCTTGATAGACATAACATCAGACAAAGCAAAACCTTGAGTTAGATAAGGCTTTATCTGGATGATGGATGGTGCAATTTCGCTCATAGAATATCCCCTAACTTGAATTTGTAACATATTCAAGATGATATGCTAGAGCTTAGTTAAATTTCAAATTTAAAAACTTGTGGATAAATAATGACTAGTCGTAACTTGTCGCATAGATCAGTGCATTTGGTCGGAAAATCAACGGTGCTAATTTGCAGTTTTTTTAGGTTTAGGGAAGTAGTTAGCGGTAAATTCACCTAAGGGCATTTCAAAGAAAAAATGATCAGCATCTTCTTTTTTGCAGTTTAGCCAGTCTTCTCTATATTCATCTGGTATTACGATAATTGATCTTTTTTCATCTTCAGGCTTATGAAACTGACTCATGAAAGGGTGGTTATCTGCATTGATAGTCAGCATCGACATAGATCTAACTTGCTGCCCATCAATTACTGTTGAATCGTAAATAGCTGCAACGGTGAAAGGTAAGCCGTCTTCACGATAAATTCCCCAGCGTTCAGCTTTTCCATTTACGTAACGTGGTTCATAAATTTTTTCGACTGGTATTAATGCGAATTGGCTTTTGGCCCATGCATGTCGGAAGCTCGGCTTTTTATCTACCGTCTCCGTTCTGGCGTTGTATGTATACTTTGAAAACTTTAGATCATGTTGCCATGGCGGAATCATACCGAACTTTACTTGCCGCCATTCGATATGGCCATCTTTGGAAAATATAAGAGGGCAGTCATAACCCGGGTAAACATCCGCATTATATTCGAAAGTAGGTTCGAACAGGTCTAACAGGTGTACCCGGTCTTTTGATATAGGTTCGTAGTTTGCACACATAAACTTCCCCTTTTTTATTCCATCTTAGTAGTTTTTATGATCAATGGCTATTTTTGAAACTTAAGTAAATTCATTTGAGAGTAGTTAAAAATGATTTATATTAACTCCTGAGTTCAACTCCTATAGTGGTAATTGAACATAAAAAAGACTGTTGTTAATCATACTTAATCAAAATTAAATGTTATACACGAGTTATACCAGCATGTTATACATTAAAAAACTAACTATAAAATCAATAATTTAAAATTTCTGTTCAACTCCCGCCATCTCCACCAAAATACTTTAAATAAATCAGCCACTTATCGTAAGTGGCTTTTTTATTGACAGGATTTTGACAGGCTTTAATTTTATTAAGTTTTAAATAGGTTTCGAACGTCAATTTATGTCGTTATTGTAGTATTCCAATAAAATTCTACTTAAAAAAAAAGAATAAATATGCCAAAGTAAGCTCCATTCTAAAATGATGATTTTGGTTACTTTTTAACATGACTCAAGTACAGCTCCAAGAACTGCAAAAACAACTTTGGAATATTGCCAACACCTTACGTGGCAAAATGGGTGCAGATGAATTTCGTGACTATATTTTAGGACTGATTTTCTATAAATATTTATCTGAAAAAGTGTTAAACAGTGCTAATGCCGAGCTTGCTGATGAAGGAATTGAATTTCCAGATTTAGATGCGAGTAACGAAGAACATCAGGAATTCTTAGAAGCCCTTAAACAAGAAAGTTTAGAAAATATGGGTTACTTTCTTGAGCCAAATCAGTTGTTTCATAGCATCGCTGAGCGTGCAAAGAAAGAAGAATTTATTTTAGATGACCTGATTCAAACATTAAAAAGTATTGAACAAAGCACGCAAGATGCTGAATCGGCTGATGACTTTGCTCATTTATTTGAAGACCTCGATTTAACTTCTACTAAGTTAGGTAACAACGCCAACGACAGAAATGAGTTGATTGCCAAAGTAATCATTCATTTAGATGCTATTGATTTTGATATTTCTAATACAGAGTCGGATGTATTGGGGGATGCTTACGAATATTTAATTGGTGAGTTTGCTTCTGGTGCAGGTAAAAAAGCAGGGGAGTTTTATACTCCACAAATGGTTTCGACTTTACTTGCTCGTATTGTCACACAAGGTAAAGAGCGTCTACGTAGTGTGTATGACCCAACATGTGGTTCAGGTTCTTTATTGTTACGTGTAAAGCGTGAAGTAGGAAATCATGTCGATGCAATTTATGGTCAAGAGATGAACCGCACCACTTATAACTTGGCGCGTATGAACATGATTTTGCATGACGTTCATTTTTCTAAGTTTGATATTCGACAAGAAGACACTTTAAAAAAACCTCAGCATTTAGATAAAAAGTTTGACGCGATTGTTGCGAACCCTCCATTTTCAGCAAAGTGGTCGGCAGACCCATTGTTTATGAATGATGAGCGCTTTAAGTCTTACGGCAAACTTGCGCCAAGTTCGAAAGCTGATATGGCTTTTGTTCAACACATGCTGTACCAGTTGGATGAGCACGGCACAATGGCGGTGGTACTTCCGCATGGTGTGTTGTTCCGTGGTTCAAGTGAGGGGCATATTCGTCAGTTCATGATTGAACAGATGAATGTGATTGATACTATTATTGGTTTACCTGCCAATATTTTCTATGGCACCTCTATTCCAACTTGTATTTTGGTACTTAAGAAAAACCGAGAGCATAAAGACAATATTTTGTTTATCGATGCGAGTAATGAGTTTGAAAAGCAGAAAAATCAAAACAAATTAATGCCTGAGCATTTAGATAATATTATTGGAGCGTATGAAAACCGCCAAAATATTGACAAATACGCACATGTCGCAACCTTACAAGAAGTTAAAGATAATGACTTTAACCTGAATATTCCACGTTATGTAGATACCTTTGAAGCTGAGGATGAGATCGATCTGGATGTCATTGCTCAGCAGCTACAGGGTTTAGAGCAGCAAAGCCAAAAGACTGATGCCATCATAACCGAGTTTTGCAAAGAGCTTGGGATTACTTCACCTTTTGCGGAGGTGAAGTAATGTCTATACCAAAGTTACGGTTTAATGAATTTAATGGTAGTTGGACGACAAAAAAAATTGATGAAATTGCAATAGTAACATCAGGTGGAACCCCAAGCAGAAATGTTGCTAAATATTGGAATGGGCACATACCATGGGTTACAACTAGTCTGGTTAATTTTAATATTATTAGTAATGCTGAAGAGTTTATTACTCAAGAAGGGGTAGATAACTCTTCAGCTAAGCTTTTTCCAAAAAATACAATTTTAATGGCTATGTATGGTCAAGGTATTACTAGAGGAAAGGTAGCAATTCTAAATATAGAAGCAACAACAAACCAAGCTTGTGCTGCAATAAAATTAAAAGATGGTCTAAATACTCATTTTGTTTTTCAAAACCTAATGAACCGATATGAGGAAATTCGCGATTTAAGTAATGAGGGGGGGCAAAAAAATCTAAGTGCAGGAATTATTAAAGATATATTAATTTCTTTTCCATCAAAATTAGAACAAACCAAAATTGCTTCTTTCCTCTCCTCCGTTGATGAAAAGATTGCTCAACTCACGCAAAAGCATGAGTTACTCAGTGAATATAAACAGGGCATGATGCAAAAAATCTTTAGTCAGCAGATTCGTTTTAAAGCAAGAGACGGGAGTGAGTTTGGGGAGTGGATTAAGGTTAGACTCAAGGACATTCTAATAAGTTATCGCTTAGGTGGAAATTACTCAAACTCTGAATTTAAAACATCTTACCCTTTGATTAAAATGGGTAATCTGAGTAGAGGTTCGATTAATCTAGATAAAATTGAATATATACCAAATGATGAAAAGATAGATAAAGAAGATTTAATTAAAACGAATGATTTATTTTTTAATACACGAAATACTTTAGATCTTGTTGGTAAAGTAGCAATTTGGAAAGATGAATTGCCTCAAGCTTATTACAACTCTAATTTAATGAGACTTGAATTTGAAAATAATATTTTTATGAATTATCTATTTAATGAACAATCTACCTTAGAAAAACTAAAGTCTATTGCTTCAGGCACTACAAGTGTTGCAGCAATTTATACGAAAGATTTATTAAAAATAAATTTAGAAATTCCTTGTCTAGAGGAACAAACCAAAATTGCTAATTTTCTCTCTGTGATTGACCAAAAAATTGAGGTTGTAGCACAGCAAATTGAACAAGCTAAACAGTGGAAAAAAGGCTTGTTACAGCAGATGTTTGTGTAGGGGGAAATATGGAAAAGACAAGATATTTGATTCACCTTCACTCAAAAGATCATCAATGGCTTGAAAATTTAGATCGATTGCTCATCCAAATAGATCAGCAATCAACACATTGTGGAGATACATTAATTGAATGTAGTAAATCTTTTATTGAAGCTATTGCAAAAAACATTATTCTTAAACTTCGCCCTTATGAAAAGCCTAAAGAAATTAACCTTTTAGATTTAGGAAGACTCTTTAAGAAGACTAAAGAGGCTATTTTTGAACATTCAGCAATAGAGAATGTAATGCCAAAGGGGGATATAGAAAATTTTTTCTCTGCTCTCAATCAATGGATTCGTTTTTTAGGGGAGATGAGAAATAATATTGGCGAGATTTCTCATGGCAAGATTTTGCCTAAGAGTTATTCTATTAATCTTGAGTTAGCCCAAATTATTTCTCAAACAACAGATAGGTTATCATATGTTTTAATTCTTTTACTTTTACAAATAGATATTTCATATACTCAAGCTTATGCTTATGAAGATTATGAGAATTTTAACAATTATCTCGATGAACAATATGAGTTACCTAATAATTTAGCCTACAGTAAGGCGTTGTTTGATCAAGATTATGATGCTTATTCTGAGGAACTTGATAACTTTTTAGATGCACAAAATGCAGAAATTGATTAAGTGAAAATATAATTATGCAATTATTTACAATAGATGGGCATAAAATGATTGAAATGATTGAATTTCCTTTTCGATTAGAAAAAGAGATTCAAACAGTTTTTGAGAACAACCTTTACGAGTTTACAGGTCTAGAGTTTATTAAATCTGAGTTTACGATTAAAAGTAATCGCATTGATACGCTCGCTTTTGACCCTGAAAGTAAAGCATTTGTGATTATTGAATACAAACGCGATCGCAATTATAGCGTGATAGATCAAGGTATTTCTTACTTAAATCTAATGCTTGAATATAAAGCAGATTTTATTGTGGAATATAACGAAAGTCAGGCAAAAAACTTAAAGCGACAAGATGTAGATTGGTCACAAAGTCGAATTATTTTTGTTTCACCAAGTTTTACTGACTTTCAAAAGCAATCGACTAACTTTAAAGATTTAGGTATCGAACTCTGGGAAATCAAACGTTATGAAGGGGGAATCATTTTAATTAACCCGATGCAAAAGACCAAGTCAGCTCCTTCAATTAAACAAGTTCAAATAGAAAGCTCTAAAGAGATAAAAACGATTTCAAAAGAAATCAAACAATACGATGAAGATTATCATCTAGCAGATAAATCAGATGAGATTAAAGAACTTTATGAACAGTTCCGAGACGCAATTTTAAATTTGGCACCAGACTTAGACGTTTACCCTAAAAAAATGTATATCGCATTCCGTAAAGGAAAACGAAATTATATTTATATGAGTATAGGCACAAAACAAATCCGTATTTGGTTAAATATGCCTTTTGAATCATTGGATGACCCGAAGAAGATTGCAAGAGATGTAAGTAATATCGGGCATTGGGGGAATGGAGACTGTGAAATCGTTGTTTCAAATACTGAAAATCTAGAATATATTTTGAGCCTTATTAAGCAACTCTTAAAGTAGAAAACTTTATCTTAAAAGCTATTTTATATTTTTGTCTTATGGAACAGCAGTTTAATAAATGCTATTTTATTATAGGATAATCGGTATAAATCAGTAATTAATAAACAAAGTAAAGAGATTGAATAGTGTCTACACAAAAAGAGCTGGAACTAGAAGCTTTACTCATACAACAACTAGAAACTTTAGGTTATGAACGTGTCCAGCTTCGTAATGAAACAACTCTATTAGAAAATCTTAAAAGAAAAATTCAGCAGCTTAATAAAATTGAAAAACCATTTTCAGATTCAGAATGGAAGCAAATCTGGCATTACTTGAGTAATGAAACCACAGCATTTAAAAAAGCAGAACTATTACGCAATCGCTGCCCAGTCAAATTCGACGATGGAACTGTAAGACATTTACATTTTATTAGTGAAGATGTGCAAGAAAATAGTTTTCAGGTATCTAACCAAGTTGTAGCAGATCACCGAGATTTAAACGGACGCACTAGCCGTTTTGACGTTACCTTGTTAATTAATGGTTTTCCATTAGTACAAATTGAGATTAAAAAATCTGGTGTAGAACTTAAAAAAGCTTTTGAGCAAACATTAGAATATGCCAAAACTGCCTATAAATCTGGCGAAGGTTTATTTGGCTTTATTCAGTTTTTTGTAATTAGTAATGGTGTAAATTGCTTGTACTATGCAAATGGTACACAAAGTATTGAGTTTGCTTTCCCATGGACAGATGAAAACAATAAAAAAGTTAATGATTTAGGTAAATTCACTAATACTTTTTTAGACCTCAAACATCTGACCAAAATGTTGATGCAATATATTGTTATGCATCAGTCGACTCAAAGTTTAATGATCTTACGTCCATATCAGATTTATGCGGTAGAAAAGATTATTGAGCATGTTAAGACTTCACCAGACAATGCTTATATTTGGCATACCACAGGTTCGGGCAAAACACTGACTTCCTTTAAAGCCAGCCAGTTACTCATTAAACAGCCAGAAATACAGCGAGTTATCTTTGTAGTCGACCGTAAAGATTTAGATGGTCAAACAGCAGAAGAGTTTAATAAGTTTCGTGAAAACAGTGTAGACAGTACAACCAATACAGCAAACTTAGTTAAACAACTACGTTCTTTAGATAATCGTTTAGTCGTAACAACCATTCAGAAATTAAACAATGCAATTTCAAATGACCGTTATGAAGATGAAATGGCTTTTCTAAAAGATCAAAAAGTTATTTTTATTTTTGATGAATGTCATCGTAGCCAGTTTGGTGAAACGCATCAAAAAATTAAAAAGTTCTTTAAAAATGCGCAAATGTTTGGTTTTACAGGAACACCAATTT